GCCACCCTTACCATCAAATGTAATAATGCACCTTGTAGGTTTTATCCTGTTGATAGTATATCTAACAGATTTCAAGAAACCTATTATACCACCAATATGGATACCATCATCATTCAACGCTGGATTAGCACTAAAAGCTCTAATGAAAGTGTTGAGTCAGAGACCATCAATGATGAGCACACGACTATTAATGTCTAGTGACTTCTCATCATTGATGGCATGGTTCTCCTCTAACTGCTCGAGAATGTTATTATATCGTTTATGGACTCCCTTAGAGTTCATCTACCACATCACTCGTTAGCTTTACATCATCGATACCTAAAGTTTGTGTTTGATATTTTAGAATTGATTTCTCACAAATTAGTTCATATACATATTTACATAATTTTTCATCACCATCTAGAATATCATTCCATTCTTTAGACTGAAACTTAATATCTTTCCCAGACGGGTCGGTAAGTGTGTACCAAGCCCCTGCCTGTTTAATCAATTTATGTTCCTTTAGAACTGATAACCATCCTCCATAGTCATCAACCCCTCTATCGAAGTACAATTGAAACTCACTCTGTCGAAGAGGTGGTCCCAATCGATTTTTTATAACCTGAGCTTTAACCTTCATACCAATTGTATTGTTCTTGGTATCCTTTATCTGACCTGTATTCTTGAGTCGAACGCGGGTCGAAGCATGAAATGGTAGAGCTTTTCCACCACTTGTAGTCCAAGGATCACCAAACATTACACCTAACTTCTGGCGAAGTTGGTTTGTGAATATTAAAGCTACTTTTTGTCTTGCTACCATCTGAGTTATCTTTCTCATAGCCTTAGAGATGATAATTGCTTTGCTGGTAGCCCATCCGTCCTTCTCAAAATCTGCATCCATTTCAACCTTAGTTGAAGCGGCTGCTAAACTGTCCACGAGTATAGTGACTAATTTATTTTGATCTGATTCACGAATTTTTGTTATGATGTTCTCGATAGCTTCAAAGATTTCCTCTACAGTCTCTAATTGAACATAGAGCATCTTTTTAGTATCAATACCAATTGCCTCTAAGAATTCTCTCGAGACAGCTGATTCTGTGTCTATATAGACAGCAAGACCATCTTGTTTTTGCGTGTTTGCTAATGTATGGGCTCCGAGAAGAGATTTTCCACTCCCCTCAAGACCATTTAGCTCTGTGATTTTGCCAACAGCTAATCCACCATACGCCCTATTTGATATTGCAATGTCTAACATAGATGATCCCGTGGATACCCATCCCGCTACATCTGTTGGACTATCGTCATTATTCAAAAAGTACGCAACTTGCTGGTGCTTAAACTGCTTGTTTAGTTCGCCCGCAATCACATCTGCGAGCTCGTCATGTTTACTCACCTATTTTGCAAATAGTTTGTCGAAAGCATCATCTACTTGATCAACTGTCTTGGATGTTTCCTTAGACGGTGTTGACATTGTTGTAGATTCACTTACTTCTTCAGTAGCTGATGGATTTAGATAGTTTGTTAAAACCACTTTTAGTTCATCATATGAAGGTTCCTTATACAACTCAGTGATTTGAGCTTGATTATTCATCAACTTTTCCATTTCAGTTCCATCTTCAACTAAAGCTGTCTGACTTGGTTTTACACGAATTGTAGTCTTCCCATACTGATTGCCTGCCTCTGCTGGAGTCTGACGTTCCACTACGATATCTCTACCAGACATTTCATCTGATATGTCACCATAGTCCGGATCTGCTATGAAACCTAAGAGTTCTTGATAAACCGTTTTACCAAAACCCCAAAATTTCACACCCTCGAACTCTTTACCTCTTACAACCACAGGAACGAAAGTTCTCATCTTTGGTTCAAGACGTTTACCTTGGATCCATTCATCTTTATCACCAGTACTCTTTAACTTACCAGCAAATTCGTTAATTGGATCTGGTCTACCAAATGATACCGGAGACATATGTGTCTTGTTATCACCCATGCTATAATGAAAATACAATTCAATAAATGGATTGCTCTTTTCAAACTTGTAAGGTACTATACGGATTTGAGTTTTACCTGCAGGTGGTTTCCAGAATGCGTCGGCTGTAGATTGAGTCTTTTGAAGCGACTGTAACCGATCTTTGATTTGTTGAATATCCATAGATATCCTCCTTATGTTTTATTATTAGTGTTTAGTTTTTATCGTTAAGCGATAACCATTATAGATATATATGTATGAAATTTTCCAAACATATAAGTTTTTTAAGATAGAATAATTTTGTGTTCATCCTCATATGTTTTGAGTATTCTCTTTACTAGTGGGTGTCTAACGCAATCATCTCTAGTAAATGCCATGTGATCTACTCCTTCCACTTCTTTCAATCTGCTCCATACATCATAGAATCCACTCTTCTCATATGCCGTGATACCATTGGCCTTGTATTTATCACACTGAGACATGTCCCCTTGAATAATCATTTTACAATTCTCTGATATTCTCGTCATTAATGTTTTTATTTGCATAGGTGATACGTTCTGTGCTTCATCTAAGATTACGTAACAATTCTCCAAGTTAGTCCCTCTTAGAAAATTTAGTACTCCAATTTCTATCTTACCATCATGTATTAACTTTGATGCCTTATCTTTGCCCACTATTTTATCCAATATAGTAAATGTAGATTCGTTATACTGTTGTATTTTAGATTGTAACTCACCTGGTAGGAAACCTAATTTATCCTCATTACCCACATCAACTGTTGGATTTATTATGATGAGTTTATTGTATGGAGTACCTCTTCTCAGTACATCTTGTAGTGCTTTATATATAGATACGTATGTTTTTCCTGTACCTGCTATCCCATGACATAAAATCAACTGAGCCTCGGAGTTACCCATCTTGTGATAAAAGAGGGCTTGATTTTGTGTTTTAAACTTTATGTTATTAACGATCTTAGGAATTGAACCTATTTGGGACTTGTATACTTTTTTTACTTTGTTTTTCATATTAGTTCTACCATTTATCCTTTGGACATTCAGCTGATTCATAATGAACCTTTACGTTCATGAAACAGCCACATTCTACACATCTGCCATCTTTCTTATTGGTGTCGGGATTTGTCTCATCATACAGTAATGCTGGGCAATCCTTACAGATCCGCCATCTGTGTTGAGCTTTGTGGGATTCACATATAACCCTTTTACCTCTGAGAAATAGTTTTAAAGATCTCCATTGTTCTACTGCTAATCCACGAGCCATATTGAGTGACGAAGGTAACGTCTTCTCTACAGCTAACATTTTTTCCGTAGACTCTATACTAGACAGTTCTTCCTGCGTAGCTGGTCTGTCTACGGTTGGTTTTGGTTTTAACACTAACTAACTTACACCTAAATGCTTTAGTAGCTTATCCAGCTTAGCCTCCAGGTTTGATAACCTGACTTCCGTACTGGATTTAGGTTGTTGAGTAGCTGATTGTAATCTTTGCACGACTGTATCAGCTGTTACTAAATTTTTTAAATGAGTATTCTGAGATGCCCACTTCTGATAGACCTTCTTCCATGCAGCTAGTTCTGCAGGAGTGGATTGGGCCACTGGTGGTGCAGGTGCTGGACTAATTGGTCTTGGAGTCAACTCTAGCATTTCATCAGCTGATTTTAAATCAATTAAGTGGGAATTTTCATTTAACCATTTATTATAATTCTTAATAAATTGTTTAACTTCCTTCTGCGGAGCTTTCAATAAAGGTACTGGTGGCATACTTGAAACTGGTTGTTGTAGTGGTGGAATAGATTGACCATCTGCCCACTTTCTTAACAAATCTTCATCGCGAGAACCACATACTAAATTGCCTGAGTTGGGGTCGATCAAGAGTGGTGTTCCACACTTGAAGTTGAACTTTTGTTGGAGCTCGTTCATAACCTCTTTGTTCTCTTTATCTTCCAGATCCAACTTGAGTATGTTGTATCCTTCTTGATTGAGTTTGTCTACTACTGGTTCTACCTTTGCGCAATACGCGCATCCTGTAGTGTAGAAATAATACATATCCTGCGTATTCATAATAACCTCTTTGTTTTAAATTTCTATAATTTCAAATATTCTAGTTGTGATTCTATTTAATCCTTGGTTGTTTGTTACCAAGATTGTGTTTTGAAAGTTTTCCCATGGGAGTACATATTTAGTATCCAGAATACCGTTGTTGAGATTCTTAATCGTCTCGTTGAATGCATTTATCGTATACAGTGTATTTGTGTGCTTCTTCCTATGAAGAGCTATTGTGCTTGGAACTGCATTGTAGTCTAACTCACTAGTCTGCTCTACATTGTATGTGCACATGAATTCTTTTGGC